CCAAAATTCCAGACAGCTTTAAGCTCGTCCATCCAGCGATCAATATAGGCTCGCTGAGTGGCATTAAGGTTAAGTTTTATGTCCGCAATAGTTTTCTTGACTAGCATGGCTTTTATGGATCGACCTTCTTTTATTCTTATTTAAATCTACCATAAGCTTTATAGAAATGTCAAGTAAGAAGTCTAAAGATTTTTTGGGATACCAGTCCCTGCATCAGAACCTATAGCCCAACCCTTATAAAAGTTAAAGGCGGTAGTATCAATATAAAGAGAAAACCCTATAGCTTCCCAGCATTCTAATAGCCTTAGTACATCAACAGTCTGAACCGTATAATTTGATCCTGTATTAGTAATAAGAAATTTTTCAAAAATTTCTGGGGCAACTAAAACAGAGCAATAGCTAGTATCGTTAAATTTACCAGATTTTTTGGCTAATTCAGAAGTAATTGCGATCAAAATCTCTTTTGTAAGTAATCTTTCTTGCGATATATTGCAACTATCTAAGTTAGTCCAAGCGGTAAATTTAACATAATTAGATCGGGGATTAAACATAACTTATAGTAGAAAAAGGTGCTAAACTATATTTGACTAACTTAAATTTACTACAAGCCTACTAGAAATGTCAAGTAAAAATTATTATCCTCTTAACGTCCGTACATCAGAATCAGAAGAGAAAAAGCTAAAAAACTACTGTAAAGCCCAAAAGCGGTCAATAACCGAGGTAATCCGGGAATTGATTAGAAGTTTACCCGATAACTAATCAAGGGTGTTGTCGGGATAGCTAACACAAAAAGTGCCAGTTCACAGACTGGCACTTTTAACTTTATTCCCCAATTAACAGTTACTTGACGATTTTGGTGAAAAGAAAAAAATAGTTAAAGAGAGAGGATTATTTTAATCCTCTCTCTTTTTTAGTTTCCTGTACTGGCAGTCGTTGTTAGATTGTGATTAGATTGTAGATACTCTTATTAACAATGAAACCCTTACAAGGATTAGCTTTTACGCTTTGTTAATACTGTTAACACCATTCCCCGATGTTATTTTTTTACGCTCTTACTGCTGAGGCTGTCTTGCCCCTTTACCCTATTTTCTTTTTTCCTCTATACGGCATCAACGGCATCAACAAAGTTTAAAACCTATATATATCAAGACTTCCATTGTTAATATCCTTATCTACAATTTATTAACGATAATAACTTAGTTCTTCTGTACTATTATCTTTTTGTAAGTTTTTTGCAAGTTTTTTTTAAAAATACTTGACAATTCTAGCAATCTACTATAAGATTGTATTAATCAAATTTTAGAGGAGAGATGCTTATCACCCATATCTCGGTAGATTATAGCCAGAAAGTCAATCTTGGTAACTTTGAGTCCGTGAATGTAAGCATAAATATTCATGGGAAACCAGAAGACGACGAAGATCCTGATGCTTGCTATGAATTTCTTTTAAATCAAGCACAGCGAGTAGTTATGTCAAAACTTCTGGAAGTAACAGAGGCTCATGATGTCACTTGCCCAAGTGTGGTCAAGTATTTTGCTGGTAAAGAAACAGACGAGTTTCCTTCCTCTTATAGATTTAGCGATCCTAGCAACCTTCCTTTTTAGGAGTAAAAACAATGCCTATAAAATCTTTGACAACAAGACAAGCCCGGTTCCTTAGACTGGGTATAATTCGCAAAGGGGGAGAAAAAAAAGAAAACCCTAAAAGACCTGGCACTCTAATAAGCGGAGATGATTTAGAATATTTTCGCATTGATTCTGATATTCAAGGAATCAATGAAAAATTTACCGCTATTTACGGGAAAGAGCCTAAGCAATTAGATTGCTTATTACCTTTTCCTTATACAGACCAAGTATTTCCTTGTTGGATGGAACAGTGGAATGATAAAGATTTAAAAACCTCTGGGTTAATGATTCGGTGCGACGAGGAAAAGCAACATATCTACCAACAAGCTGGCAAAATGATTGCCACTAATCCTATCCCGTGCAAACGACAACAAAATCCTGACGGAAGTTATTCAGGGTGTAAATGCAAGCAAGTTGGGCGATTGCAGATTGTTTTACCTAAATTAGGTGAACTAGGATACTTTGAAGTCGAAACCCATTCAAAGTGGGATATTATCGGACTAACAGAGCAACTACTAGCTATTGAAACATCGGCTGGTAGTTTGATTGGTATCCCTTTTCTATTAGAACGCGGGTCAAGAGAGCTATCTTATCCCTTACCAGACGGAAAAAGGGGACGAAAGACTTTTAGTCTTTTATCAATCCGTGTTCACCCTAGCAGAGCGTCTCAAGTTCTAGAAGTCATTGAAACAAAAGCCTTTCAACAATTTACGGGAAATGTAGAACCTGTCAGAACTCTAACTCCTGCGTCAACGGGAAACGTAAAATTGTTCAACGCTTCGCAATCACTGTCAGAGGATCGCAAGCAGGCTGGAATTACTTGGGCTGTAAATCAAGGATTACCTCAACCAGAAGCAGAGCAAATAGCTCAACAAGCAACCTCTGAAAAAGAATTAGCCGACCTCCTGAAAAAAGCTATAGACGCAAGGCTAAAGCCAGTAATAGAAGTTCGCAGTGAAAATATTGATCCTGGTGAACTTCTCAGTGAAGATTTTTAATTAGTTGCCAGTTGTCAGTCGTCAGTTATCAGCAACCTATAAAGACCTGAAAAGCTAAAAAATCTAAAAATGGGAATTAAGGAGTATTAAATGAATCTGAATCTCTTAAGTCGTGATTGGTGGGATGAACTGACTTCCCAGCAAATACAAGAAATCTTAGTTGAAAGCAGCAAAAACCAATGGAAAGTTTTAAGTACAGGGCAAGTCGAAAATATTTGCTTGCATGGATTGGTAGCTAACCTAGTTTTTAGTGTAGGTATTGATCAAGTACAGCAATTAAGGGCAGATTTTGAGATTACTTGCGATTCTGGCAAGACTAAAAAAGTAATCAAGATTAATTTAACATTTGTAGAATTGAAATCTACAAACTTGCTATTTGAAACATTAACAAGTTTATCGGAATCAAATAATCCGTATATATGGATTAAAGGTAAGGCGATTAATCTTCCAGAAATTACGATTCTTGTTAACGAATGGGGAAAACGCTATGAAGACCTAAAAATGCCTTAAAAGTAAAAACTAGCACAATTGGGGAGTAAAACAGTGAACATCAACTCGCATCTCAAAGAGGAGCTGTATAAGCTTATGATTAAAAATAAATATCTCGAATTATCTCTTGACTCAAAAAATTGGATTGATGATTTATTAAAAAAATCTCAAACTAGCCAAATAACTAACGAGATATTAATCTGGTGGTGGGAAGGAGATATACAAAAAGGATACGTCTATCTGTACTTATTCGATGGTAAATGGAATCTCTCTTTTATTAATCAGGTTAAATTTTGGGTTATAACTATTCTTATGCCTATATGTACAGGAGTTGCTATTCCTTCTCCTCTTAAAAAAGATTTTGATCTTTTCAGAGAAGCTTTAACACTAGCGTCGATTTTTCTAGCAGAAAAAAGCTGGTATAAAGAAATAACCGACAATACAACTAAGGAGTAAAAAAATGAAAAGCCTGACCTATCGAGTGCTAATCAACTTAAGCTACGCTGAGTTGCCAACAGAAACCAAGCAATATGTTGATCGCTTAGTTAAACAAAAAAACCCCTTTGTATCGAAAATGCTAGAAGGGATTTATGAAAACGCAATCAAAGCAGATGACAATGATATAGAATGTCTTTTGAGCAGTGCATTTATCGACGCTGATTCAGATAGGAAAGTAGGATGTTTTTGGCGTTTTAAAACTGCTATATTCCAGTTTATCTTTTCGATTTTAACAGGTGTAGCAATACCTAATCTTCTCAAGAAAAACTATTGTCTTTTTCTACAATCTCTTGTTATAGCTAGTTACCTTGTAAAGGAGGGTTATGTCATTCTCCCATTGATGGGACTACGAATAAAGCAAGAAACAACTAAAAATAATCACAACTGAGGAGTAACAAAATGAGCGCAAAATCAAGAGACAAAATCAGAACTTATGGGTCTGCAAGAGGAGAGTTAATCGTAGTCGATCCCCAGCTAATTTCTTTCAGATTAGCCAATGGTCACT